GCGATCTGATACGCTGGCCGTCCATCCTCGATTATTAGCTGGTCGATGATCCGAGATATACTCACCGCACGACATCCTCTGGCTGACACCATTTGCCGCGACACTCCTGAAAGTCGATCTCCACCTGGCGAGTGATGGCGTCGAACGCCGCGAGCCACCCTGCAACGCAGATGATGAGCGATGCAGTGAAAAGTAAAATACCTTTATTCGTCATTTTCTAATTCCTCGTTGATCCTGTCGTAGGCTAGGCACCATTTCGGGTCATGACCCGTTCTATTCCCCAGTTCACACCAGCTATCCGGCCCGGTGTCGCTCGCGTATTCGTATCCGAGAAATTCGCACCCACGGCACTCGTCCGAACCTTCGTCAAAGGCCATCTGCACGATTTCCCAGTCCGTCATTTTACATTGCATGATGCGAGTATCCCGTTAGGAGCCTGATGGCTGTCAGTTCGTGGATGCCGCGTGCGGTCAGAAAATCGACGGCCCTCGGAAATGTGATTTCATTTTTTTCGATCTGCTTGCGCAGGGTTTCGACGTAGATTCCCATGTCATGTCTCCTTGTTTAAAAGATTTAATATGGCCCATTTGCGTTGCGGGATGCAAATGCGCTCAACGCGGCATTTGTCCCATCTTTCTCAGTTTTTTGTATCGGCCCATTTATGGCTCCCTAACAATCCTAAGTGTTCTTGCTGCGCCGGGGATGCTGGTGATGTAACCGGCCTCCGCCAACCTCTCAATGCACCTCGTAATTGTGGAGGTGTTCAGGCCCAGCGCCTCACCGATCTCATGATGCGACGGCGAATGTCCGTACAGCATGATATAGGACGCGATCTCATCATAGACCCTTCTCTGCGCCGGCGTCATGGCAGCTCCTTAATCGCAAGCGTTTTGCTGCGGACGCTGTAAGCCGCCTTGGGCGGCGTAATCTTTTCGGGAGCGGCCTTGTAATGTCGCATTCCCCAGCCAACCTGATACTTCATATTGCCAACCGTTGCGATTGCCGCGTCATGGTTGCCCATTATTTCCTTAATGGCAGTCTGCGCTGCGTCGATTCTGTCTTCAGCGTCAACCTTGTCGGCGCGCGCTTTCAACAAATCAGACACTAACAGAGAAGCATTGAGCGCGTCAAAGTCCAGCGGTGGAGCGCCTTGATCGACGTTTGAAAACGCAACATCTGCATCGTCGCTGCTAATGACGGGATACCAATCCATGTCTCTTTTGCGCCGCTCGAAATCATCAACGGCTTCCGCGATCCTGCGCTGCATCATTTCGTCCTTGCCGTAAATAAATAGGCGCAATTCAATGCCTCGGTAGAGCGTGGCGATACAGCCCCATGCGGCCCCTGTGCACATCATCTGGGCTTGCAATTGAAGCGGCCCTCGATGCGACGGCGGCGAATTTTCTGGGAAAGCGCTCGTGACCTTCGCCTCTAATACGCCAGGGCCGGCGATGTCGATCTGCGGCGCATTCACGCAATAGATCAGGCTAGATACGTCAGTCTTGACGGTGCCTGCGCCGTCGCCCGTCCCGTCCAGGGAACATGCAAGCTCAAGCGTGGGGTGGAAGAACGGCTCGCCGTGGTCGAGCTTGACATTCTTCAGGTTGAGGCGCCGCGCAGCTTCCGCCAGCACGATTGGCTCCAAGCGATTGCCCCACTCAGTGGCCTCGTTCCCGGCCCAGGCGGGTGGCTTGATGCCATTGTGAACCAGATCGACCATCTCCTTCAGCAACTCGTTTTGCGTCGCGTAGGGCGACAACCCCATCAACGCGGGGATGCGGGAAGCTGACAACATATAATCAGGCGTTAGTTTGCCAACCATTTCAAATTGCTCCTTTTTTCAAAAGTAAATTGCGAACGGTGGAGGCATGCCACCTCCCGCCGCGCGCGGTTTGGGCTTCGTCTTCATTTAAGTAATCTGCGATGCGGCGCAGACTCGCGCCGTTGTCATGCAGCGCCTTAACAGCGCTCCAGGCGCCATCCTCGCAAGCCCTGACACGCGCGGCCCCTGCCTTGGCGCGAGCGCGGCCACCGGCCGCCGGGTTGGGGGAGCCGAGCTTGACGCCACGCGCTTTCGCAGCAGCCAGCGCGGCCTTGGTCCGGCGGGAAATTTCCTCGCGTTCATGCTGCGCGAACACAGCGCGGATACCCCACTCAAGCGTCCCCATGTGCGGCGCGTCGGCGGCAAGGATATCGACGCCAGAGTTTTTGATCTTGAATAGGAATTCGACATCGCGCGATAGCCGATCAACCTTAGCGATTAACAGACAAGCGCCCTCGCGCTTGCAATGATCCAGGGCGCGGGCAAGGTTCGGCCTGTCAGCGCGCTTGCCGCTTTCGACATCCTGATATGCGGCAATAATATGGCGCTCGTATGGCGCCACTAGGGCGCGTTGAGCCTCAAGGCCCAATCCGCTGGCGCCCTGGCGCGCGGTGCTGACGCGCAAGTAAAGCACAAATTGTCTATCCGTCATTCCAATTTTACTCCTGCCCGTCTTCATTCGGGCCGTTGTCATGCTGCGGGCATTGCCACGGCTGGGCGCCCGTCGTTGATAAAAGTAGGCATTCGGCGTCAAAGCCTACGCCGCTGGCGTACCACCATTCATAATATTCGCACCCGTTACAGGCCGCGCCGCGCTCGAATACGTCGGCGACGGCCTGCCAGTCGCGCCGCGTCAATTCCGCTCGCAGCGCCGCCTTGTCGGCGTCCCGGACGTGCTGGCTTTCGAGCGCCGCGTCGATGTCGCGGCGGGTATAATTTCGCGGATCATGGCGCATGATGTTAGCGCCGCATGGGCGGATCAGCGGGCGCGCAATAGACGCCGCCACCACACTCTTGATAATCGAGCGCGCGCGCGGTTTCCGCCAGGTCGGCGAAATAGAGCGCCATGGCCGCGCCAAGCGCGATGATGGCGGCGGTATAGATTGGTTTCATGGTTTTCCCTTTCCTCAACTTGTGCAACTTGTGCAACTTGTACAACTTGTACAACTTGTGCAACTTGTAGGGGTTGTACCTAGTTATAGCGGATCGCGCTGTAAGGCCTAAAAAAGCGCCCCACAATCGATTGAGGATTGTGGGGCGAAGGTTGGCGCGGATTAGTTTACCATACGCCCAAGCTTTCCAGCGCGATACGGTCGCGGTCCAGCCCACGCACGTCATGGCCCGCCAATGCGTCATCGATGGCGCGGTAGATTGCCCGTTGTCGATCGTTGAAAAACATAATTTGGCCGATCGACATTTTATAGGGATTGGCATAGCCCATCAAAGCTTGCCATGCGGCCGCCGCATCGGTCCCCATTGGTGGACATGTTGCTTTTAACATGCCTTTCTTTTTCCCGCGCGATACCTTGGCCGCATCAATGGCGGCGATGCAAACGTCGCGCAATTCCGAGCTTTCCATGGTTTCATCCTTTCCTGTTAAGCGTTGCGCGCCGCAATGGTGGCGCGCTTTTTACGAATGCCATGCGCCGGAAAACCGACAATGGCGCGGTTAATTTGACGTTGGCACAATTGACAGGTCTCGCACGTCACGTCGTCGCGATACGTCGCCGGGCATTGCGCAACCGTGCGCCCTGCCGGCGTTGTAGTTTTCCGTGCGTCAAAATCGTGCGGCAGCACGGTCGTGACCGGCGCGATGCTAAGCGCCGCCAATTTGTCCGCGTGTTCCAAATTGTTGCCCGACAAATTGACAGTGAAACCTTGCGCGTTCGCGGTAGCAATGGCGGCGCGGTTGGTTTTGTTTTCCAGAACGTCATAGTGCGTGTATGTAAAGCCGCGCCGGCCTTTGTTGGCGCCGACAATGGCCAGCAAGCCGCCGCGATCAACGGTTTCACCGTCGCCGGGCAAATCACCGGCTTGGTTATGGCGCCAGAATGTCCCAGCCGGTAGTGCGGCGATCCGCGCAACAAAGTCGGATAATTTCCCGCCACGCTCGCCGCGCGTTACTTCGTCCCAACGGCCCTTGAGCGGATATCCCTCCGCGTAACAACCGTTATTCCTTAGCGGACACGCCGCCGGGCAGGTCTCCGCGCTTGTTGTGGAAACCGGAATAGCCCCAGTCTTGGCGTTCCTGCTCTTAAGCGTAAGTGAAATATGCATGTTGCGATCCCTTTCCTGTTTCGGGCAGACCGCCCGCCATTACCCCGTGCCATACGCGGCACGGGGCAAGGCGCGGATGGTCAGGCCGCGTCGTCGCAAGGGTAAACAAAAAGAACCGTGTTTGAGTGGTGCGGGCGGAATTCAAGGCAATCCGGAAGCTCGCAACGCTGGCCGCGAACGCCCGTTAAGCCGACGGCGGCTTTAGCGCGGCGCATCAATTCGCGGTCATAGGCTTTGTTCGCTTGGACATATCCGTGCCCGCCATCAAAGCCATAGTGCGTTAGCTCCGGCATGGTGATGGTCTCGCGGCGCGCCCACGAATAATTGGCTTGCCCGCCGAACGTGTCGGTATATTCCACGATATGCTTGTTCACGCTACTTGCTCCAAATTGTGAGTTTCGTTGATGTTGCGCGCGATCTCGCACCAATTAACGGCGGCAAGAAACGCCATCGCGTAATCAAACGCTAAAGAGTGCGCTTCCGCCTGGCTCTCGATGATATCTTCGGCGTAATCTTGAAGCTCGTCCGGGCCGACAAAGCCACCGTCGGGATCGTAGCCGTCGAAGATTTCGAGGTTTACGCGCCAGGTCTCGTAATTAGTCCAGCCGTTGTATTTTTGATCTGTCATTTTTCAGGTTTCCTTATTTGCAAGAATTGTAAGCTTGGCACATTTGACCGAACGGAAAACCGTTTTCGCGTTCGAATGTGTCGATTGCGGGAATAGTGAATGCAAACATGACATAACCGAATGCCGCGATTGCTACCATTGAAAGCGCGCTGTTTAGAATGTGTCGCATTGTTTTGGGTTCCTTTCGTTTGATTAAACCATTGTGCGCACGGTTTCCCATGCGCACCCTTGCTTTAATCAGTTTTGGTCAATTCGTAATCTTCGTTTATGCGTTTCGCGATTTCGTACCAGTTGACGGCGGAAACAAACGCCCGCGCATAATCTAACGCGAGACAAGGTCCGTTACTGGTATCGACGCCGAACGAAAGATAATCTTCGACGATGTCTTCTAGTTCGTCCGCCGTTACCGGAACGCCGTCTGTATCGTACCCGTCGAAAATTTCCAGGTTAACGCGCCACGTTTCGTAATTTGTCCAACCATTGTGTGTCGTGGCAGTCATTGGCTTGTCCTTTCCTGATATGCGCCGTTGTGGCGTCTAGTGCACTGAATAGTGCATTGTGACGGGCGCGGTCAACAATTATTTTATCGGTCCGATATCGGGGCGATATCGGGGCGATATCAAGAGGGGCGAGGGCATGGCGGAGGATTTAAGCGACATTGGAAAATGGCCGTGGTCAATTGTGCCGAGCCGCGCGTTTGCGGATAAGCGGCTAAAAGACGCCGACCGGCGGGTGCTGGGCGCGCTTTGCGCTTTCGTGAACCGCGTCGGCGTATGTTGGCCGGCGATGGAAACCATCGCGTCGATCAGCGGGCATGCAACTAACAAGTCGATTTTCGACGCGATCCAGCGGTTGAAAAAAACTGGGTACGTCCGGCAATTGCGGGCAAAGGATTATCAAGAGACCGCAAGCGGCTGGAAAAGCAACCGCTACCAAGTGTTGTGGGTCGGCGATGAACCGCTGCCGACGTGGGAAGATATAAGCGCGGCGAAGCGGTTGCAACTCGCCAGCGATGAAGACGATATAATAAAAGACGTGGGGTCCGGGGATGGAAACGCTTTGGCGTCGCTCTCGCACACTCTCGCCAACGCCTATTGCCGGGCCGTGCAAATGCGCACCGGCCAGGTCCGCCGCACCGATAATGAGATAAACCACGCTCGCAAGCTGGCCGAGCGTGGCGCGACGGTGGAGCAGGTGCAGGCCGCGACCGTGGCGGCTTGCGATGCAGCGCTGGCGCGCCGGGCCGGGGTGCCAAGCCTGGCCGACGTGGCGCGGCTCATATGATGTACACATCGACATACGTTGGTTTGAATATGTACGGCCTGCCGATCCCGGCAAAAGTGGGCGGCGCGGCGACCCGGCTTGCCCCCTCCCCCGCCCCTGCCGTTGTCGATGGGGGTGCCTCTCAAAATTTTCCCATTTTTTCCATTTTTTCCCACGCTGCCAGCCGCTGCCAGTGCTGGCAGCGCATTGGCAGCGCAACTTTCCCACCCGCTGCCAGCGCTGC